AACGACGCTCGCGACAAGCTATGGAATGAATGGTGCGAAGTTGCGGACATTAACGGTGAGTTGACGTTTGCCGAAATCCAGATCCTAGCCCAGCGTGAAATGGTCGAAGCTGGTGAAGTGCTTATTAGGATCATCAACACGCCTGGAAAAGAATACAAAGGAATCGCTAGACCAGTTCCGCTGGCACTCGAAATGATCGAAGCTGACCGACTATCGCTAGAGCGTGACACATTCACCACGCGGCCAGCCCGTGGCGACGGCAACTCAGTTATCCGAGGAGTTGAGATCGACGAAAAAGGTAAGCCGGTCGCCTACTGGATTTATCCGCAGCATCCGAACAGCCCATACGCGGTGATGAACCAGACACCGGAGCGGATACAAGCAAGCGAAATCATCCACCTGTACCGCAAAGATCGCGTGGGCCAAACTCGCGGCGTCACTTGGTTTGCACCCATCATGTCGTGGATGCGTGACCTTGGAGTTTACGTAGACAACGAGATTCAAGCGTCTGCGGTCGCTTCGTGTTTTGGTGTAGCGATCAAGTCAGAGATGCCAGTCGGAACCATGATGGCTCCTAATGGCGAAGAAAGCACTGACGACAACGGGAACAGCTTAGAGTACCTAGAGCCAGCAATGGTGGTTCGCCTGCGTCCAGGTGAGTCCGTCGAGTCAATCAATCCTGGCCGCCCAAACTCAGCTAGCGAGCCTTGGATCAATCTAATGCTACGTGGCATCTGCGCCGGCACAGGCACCAACTACGAAGCGATAGCCAAGGACTTCAGCAAGACTAGCTACAGCAGCTCGCGAACCAGCAAGCTCGAAGACCGGCCACGATACAAACGAGGCCAAAACTACATGGTGCAGCATTGCTGTTATCCGGTATGGGATCGATTCTGCGATGCTGCTGCACGAATCGACGCAGATGGATTCCCAACATCGACAGAACTGCTCGAAGATCGACGTAAGGTCACGCCAGTCGAGTGGCAGCTACCTGAGCAAGATTGGGTTGATCCAATGAGCGAGCAGCAGGCCGCCGAGTCTGCGCTGAATTCATTCACCGACACAGCTCAAAACGTGCTCGGTGCTCGCGGGCTAAGCTATCGCGCAGTGTACTACCAGGCGGCCAAGGAACGCAAGCTTCGGCTCAAGCTAGGCCTGCTGACTCCAGAAGAACAGACCACGCAAATGATGGCAGCACAGACTGGCGCGGCTGGGCCAGCGGACGAAGCTGCGGATATCGCAATCGAGTCCGAAGGTGGGACCGGCGAATGGATGGGACTTAGCAGACTCCAATGGAATCGCAATCGCAAAGCACTGACCGATGTGCTTAATGGCCTAGCCGACGGGTCAATGTCTACAGCACTGGCCGAAGCACAGCTTGCAATGATCGGCATGGCGCAAAAGAACATTGACGCGATTATTGCCGATGCCACCGATGGCATAGTGGACAATCCGCTGCCAGAAGAGGAACCAGCCAATGTCGAATAAGAAAGGTAAGCTGCCACCATTCAAGACTGACGCACTTGCAATGCGGTCGGTCAACATTCAGTCGTCGACGGCAGACACAAGCAAGCGAAGCGTTCGAGTTGTCACGGCAACGGAGAATCCGATAGACCGTTGGGACGAAAGGCGCGGAGAGGTAGTGTCTGAAGTTCTCGAAATGGACGGCCTGACAATGCGTCCAGGATCAACGCAGATCCCAATCGTCGATAGCCACGACACCAGCACAGTCCGCAACGTGCTCGGCAGCTTGCGCAACCTCAGCGTCGACGGTGACGAGTTTGGTGGAGTCGCTTACTTCGCAAGCGATGACGAATCGCAGCGAGCCTATACCAAGCTGCTCGACGGACACATCACTGATTTCAGCATCACAGCACAACCCAACGAAGTGCTTGAGTTGAAGACCGGACAACGATACACGACATCGCGAGGGACAGAAATTATAGGACCAGCGAATGTCATAACGAACTGGACCGCATTAGACGCGAGCCTAGTGGCCACTGGGGCCGATTCACGATCGACGGTGCGTCGGTCTTATACAGACCTTAAACAAAGGAAAAGAACAGTGGACGCAGCACTATTGGAGCAACTCAAATCAATGGGGCTTCCCGAAGGAATGGAAGATCCCAATCAAGTATTAGCCTGGGTAGTCGGAAAGCTGGGCGGCGAGTCAGAGTCGGCTGAAGTCGTCGAATCGATTGAAGAAGAAAAGCCAGCAGAGGAAGTCGTCGAGCAAATGGAAGGCGAGCCAGAGGTCATCGAAAAGATGGAAGGCGAAGAAAAGCCAGCCATTGAAGCTACAGCACGAAAGGCTATCGAAGGCAAGATCAAGCGAGCTTTGGCAGGTGACCAAAAGCGTCGCAACGAAATTCAAGCAACGTGCAAACTTGCAAAGGTAGAACGCGCCTTTGCTGATGAATTGTGTGACGCAGGCGTTAGCGTCGAAGTAGCGAAACAAAGGATCATCGAAAAGATGGCAACTCAACCGCTGGGACGTTCGGTCGACGGTGACGCGGTTCGCGTTACCAAGTCTGCCGATGACAAGTATTTCGAGGCAGCACGCGACGGCCTGCTGCGAAGAGCACAAACCGCAAGCCGCGTACAGCGATCGCTAGTTTCGGGCGAAAAGCCTGCACCAGGATCGCAAGATTTTGAACGCATGAGCCTGCTGCGTATGGCTGAAGACTTCCTGCGTCGTTCTGGCGTTAACACCGCTCGCTTTGGTTCGCCCGACATTGCACGCGCTGCGATCGGCGATCCAAAGGCACTGGCTCGCATGAACATTTCCCGCAGCGATCCTGCGTACCACACGACTGGAAGCTTTGCAAATCTCTTGCTGGATGCGTCTAACAAGACGCTGCTGGCTGGTTACGAAGAGGCTCCATACACATGGAACCTATGGGCACGGCAAGCCGGCTCGGTCGATGACTTTAAGAACATCAATCGCATTCGGTTCAGTGAGTCGCCGGATCTGGAGCACGTTCCTGAAAACACCAACTACAAAGAGGGCGTGATGACTGACTCGAAAGAGTCGTATCGCGTCGAGAAGTTCGGCAAGATTTTCTCTGTCACATGGGAAACCGTTGTCAATGACGACCTGGACGCGATCAGCCGCGTGCCTGCAATGCACGGCAACGCAGCTCGCCGCACCCAGAACAAGAAGGTGTACGAGGTGCTGACCAGCAACCCAGTTATGGGTGATGGTGTTGCACTATTCGGCGCTCACTCTTCTGGTAGCAATACCACAGGTGCCGCCGCAGCACCAAGCGTTACCACGCTAAACGCTGCGTTCCTTGCGATGCGTAAGCAAACTGGGCTCAATAGCGATGCGATACTTAACGTCGTCCCTCGCTACTTGATCGTACCTGTGGCATACGAAGCTACCGCTTTGGAACTGGTCAATTCGATCAGCTACAACGCGGCCAACAACAACGAAGGTGTGAAGAACATCTACGGTGTTGGCGGACCTCGCAACGTGACTGTCATCGGCGAGCCTGTGCTAGACGCAGCCTCGGCAACTGTCTGGTACATGGCCGCTGATCCAGGTCAGATCGACACCGTGGAAATCTCGTTCCTCAGCGGTGAAGAGTCTCCAGTTCTCGAAAGTGAATGGGACTTCGACAAGGACTGCTACAAGTACAAGATCCGACAGACGTTCGGCGTTAAGGCAATCGATTGGCGCGGTCTGTTCCGCAACAGCGCCTGATAACACACGGGTGACTGCTCCCGTCAAAGAACTGAGTTGACAGCCGGGAAAGACCGGTACCTTTTGCACTCCACAACGTAGCGGAATGCGACGACCGTTGTTCTAGACTGAAAGATACTTAAATGGCTGGCGTACAAGATTTCGTTGAATACTACGATGACTTCATCGGAACTCCTGTCACGTTCCCAACGTCTGCCAACATCGGCACACCTTGGTTGACGGATGTAACAGGTGCTGCACCTCCAACGCACGTTCGCAGCGGATCGGAAGCTGTGTTGTCGCTCACTGTTGACAACCAAGCACAAATCCTCGGATTGCATCACAACGATTCGCTGGCATTCGACATCGACGATCTGCTCAATGTTGAAATGCGAGTCAAGATTGGAGCGTCAACATTTACGTCGGGCTCGATCTTAGTGTTCGGAGTTGCATCGGCTCGCAACGACACAGCCGACAGTGTTGGCGAGCATGCTTGGTTCCGAATGGAGGGTGCCAACAGCACGACTGTCGTATATTGCGAAAGCGACGATGCCACTCGCGACGTAAACGACATTTCCAGCGGCAAAACGCTTGGCACTGCCTACAAGAAGTTTGTGATTGACTTTTCGGGTGGCAAGAGCAACGTCAAGTTCTACATTGACGGCGCTCGTGTTGCCGCATCACAGACGTTTGACCTGTCGGCCTATTCGTCGGGTTTCCAGCCATTGGTGCAACTGCAAAAGGCGGCCAACACGAATGCTGATGTGTGCAAGGTTGACTATGTTCGCATCCGTTCTCGTAGGTCGTAACCATGACGCTCCACGATCTCATTGCCGCCGATGCTGTAACGGTATTCACTAGCACGGATGATTTTGCAGAAGTCATCACGTACTACCCACACCGTTACTACGGTGAAGCGGCAAGAGATCCACGGAGCATCAAGGCCGTCGTTTTTCGTGAGCAAATACAACTGCTCACGCAAGACGGCGATACGGTGGCACCTGTTTGGCAGATACACGTTGCCAACCATGAGACGCTTGGAATCACTAGCGAAGAAATAGACCTCGGCGGGGATCAACTAGAGTTCCCGCCGCGCGATGGAAAGCCAGCAGAGACTCGGACCATTACTCAATTGATCGGCCAAGATCACGGGATGTTGATACTCGAATGTCGCTAGTTGCAGCAGCCAGACCAGTGAGCGAACGAATAGCGTGCGAGTTGTTCGACCGACTGCAATTACTGGCTGCTCAATACTCGGTTTATACGCCAGTTAGCGAAGTGATTAGACCAACGCGAATGGGCGGCTACACGCCGAAGCATTTGCAGGTTGTGCTCACGCAAAACGATCCAGAGGTAAACGATGAGCTTGGTTGTCCAGGGAATCCACCTGCGACCGCATTCAATTTGCTGTTTAACATTCGCTGCCATGTGATGCCCAGCGAACGCGACACGACAGTCGTTGACGAGATCATCAACACATTCGATGCCGACGTTATTCGAGTCGTAACGGATGCGTCGATTTACGGCGAGATGTGGTACACACTCGGCGGATTCGCAGTCAATGCCGAATTTCAAACGAGAGAATCGATCGATGCAGACGGTAGCTTTGTTGGCTTCAATCTTCCGCTGCTTGTGACATATCGCACTGACGAAAATAACCCATATAACGTGAGGGCATAGCATGGGACAATCCGCGACAAACAGCTCAGGAAGCGTAACAGTATCGTCAGCAACAACCAGCGATCATATCTCGCTTGTTCCTGGCCGCGAGTACGCAATCTCGGCATCGTCGGCTGGCGCGTTTGCGTTTGACTTACAGATTATGGCTGGCGACGGGGTTAGTTGGGATGACGTTTACGACGCATCGGGCAAGGTAACGATTGACAGCACGACAGGAAAGCAGAACGTGCGTGTGCCGGCTGGCAACTACCGCATGAACGTCACGACATACAACAACCCAATAACGCTTTGGGCGCGTGAACTGTGAGGATCTCCATTGACCCATCGCAGATCGCGCGCATGAAGAAGTCGATTGAGGATACAGGCCGTAACTTGCGGAAAGAGTTGGCGGTAGCGTGCAATGCGACGGCATCCAAAGGAAAGTCGATCATAGCCAAGCAAATTAGCAAAGAGCTTGCGACACCGCAAAAAAACATCAGAGCAACAATTTCACAAAGCAGAAAAGCGAAAGACACTGACATCAGCGCGACGCTCGAAGTTAGAAAAGACAGACGCATTTCGCTGAAAGAATTTGGAGCGCGCCAGACTAAAACGGGAGTCAGCTACAAGATCAGCACGTCACGTGGCCGCAAGTCGATACCAGGAGCGTTTCAAGGCCCGAAGCCTGGCTTAATCAACGTCAAGACGAAAGGCAATGTGTTCAAGCGAGCTGGCAAGGCACGACTGCCGATCGTCAAGCTGTATGGCCCATCGACATGGGGTGTGTTTGTAGTTGGTAAGAAACAGGGACCAAGCGTGACAGAGATCGAGGCAGAACTAAAAAAGCAGATCGACAGACGAATCAGATTCATTGAACTCAAAGCTAGTGGAGCTATTTGAACCACGTAGCGCCGGCTGGTGGAGGTGGCCACCAAAGCCAGTCGGACTTTATTACTTGCTCATTCGCTACGTGGAGAAGCGATTGCAGCAATGCCACTACTAAAACGCAAGCGAGTACTCGCAGCCAAGATCGAGACGACTATCGGCACAGCAGAGTCGCTCGCGGCTGCGGACGCGGCGATGAACGTCTACAACCCCATGATTCAGGCACAAGTCGAGATGGAGCCGCGCGAGGGACAGGGCGGATTCGGCTACCTGTCGTCGATCGCTGCTGGTCGCATCGGCGTTGCGACCTTCCGCACTTACCTTGAGTGGGACGGGACCGCTACAGAGCCAACGTGGGCCGATACGTTCCTGCCTGCCTGCGGCTGGGTCAAGAGCGGCGGCACCTATACGCCCCGCAGCGAGGCCCCTGGAACCAACGTCAAGACGCTGACGATTGGCTGCTACGTCGACGGCGTGTTCAAGTCCATCGCCGGTGCTGCTGGCAAATTCACAGTTACGCTTCCGACCGGCAAGAGCGGCTACATCGACTGGGAGTTTACCGGAGTGCTCCAAGCCTATAGCGACGTCGCGCTAATCACTCCGACCTACCCGACCGCTAAGCCACTGCGCTTTGCTGGCGGGCTCGCTGAGTGGAACGACGTCAATCTATGCGTGTCGCAAGCCACCATCGACAGCGGAAACGAAGTCGTTATGCGCGAGTGTCCGACGACTGACGCAGGCTACATTTCCGCAATCATCACCGACCGCAAGCCACGGATAACGCTTGACCCCGAAGCGGTCACAGTTGCATCGCAGGACCGTTGGGCCGCGTGGCTGGAGTCGACCGAATACGCACTCGAGCTAGACGTAGGCGGACCTACGAACAGCGTACTGAGCTTCGACGCTCCGAAGGCACAAATCATCAACAGCCAAGAGGCGGATCGCGGCAAGCTCGTGACCGACCAGCTTGAGTTTGCGTGCAACAAGAACGGCGCGACCCACGACCAAGAACTGTCCATCATTTTCACCGAGGCCACCTAATGCCAATCTGCCTTGAGCCCAACCAGCGCTTTCCCATCGTCCTCGACAGCGACAAAGACAAGCCGGTTGAATCGCGGCCTACGTTTTTTGTCGTGTCGCTATCGATGCGCGAGCAGATGAAGTTAAGCGCCGGCATGGACGCCGCGCTGAGCCACGACAGCACCGAGGCGATATTCGATGCGACCTGCGAACTGCTCGACAACTATCTCGTCGGCTGGACAAACATGGGACCGCACGACTACTCAGAGGCGAGCGTTACCGATTTTCTTACTCACGGAGAAGCACGCGAACTGCTCCGCAAAATCCTGGGTAACTCGCACGTATCGTTAGAGGAAAAAAAAAGCTAAGGGTTGCTGCCTTAATTCGTCAGGGGAAGCTCTGCCTAACCTGCTCGCACACCTGCAGATCGCTCGCCACACCAGAGGAATCAATAGAGGTCGAGTGTCCTAGTTGCGACGGCGAAGGCTGCGAGCATTGCGACGACGGTAGCTTTGGAATCGACGGTTGCCCCAATGCCTACTGCCGCGATATGGCACCAGCGATCGAGCTAATGGATTTATACGCAAAGGGCTTGCCGCCTGTCGCAGGCGGGACGCTCGATCAAGCAGCGTGGTTTATTCGCGCCGCTCGGTACTCGGAGCATCAGGAAAACTTAATCAAAGCCGAATCGTATAGTGCCTAGCGAATCCGCAAAAGTAATCATCGACGCCGAGGATTTAGCGTCCAAGAAGATCGCAGAAGCTGCGCGCAACGTCGAAGCGAACATTAAGAGCATCAAGGACGTAGGCGGCAAAGCTAAGGCATCCACTGAGTTCATCGGCACGCTCGCGACGACGCTTGGTGGCTCGCAGTTTGGATCTTACGCCGGACAGCTTGCACAGCTCACAGAGCGAGTATCGGCGTTCAGTGAGGTAAGCAAAGCCGGGGGCGCCGGCGCTCTTGCGTTCAAGGCTGGTCTGGCGAGTGTCGTTGCCGTGCTCGCATTCCAGGTCGGTAAGGCGATTGGCGACGTCGTGTTTCAGACTGGCAAGCTGGAGCGTGCGTTTACTCGCACCAAGGAAGCCGCAGCCGAACTGAACGCGGAGCTTGCCAGGGCTCGCGACCAGACGTTTTCGGACCAAAAAGAGGACATCGATTTAATCCGAGATCCTGAAGAAAAGCGGGCTGCACAGGAAGCATTGTTCAAGCAGCTTGATAACGATGTGCAGGGCATAACACAGCAACTCAAAGAATCGACCAAGGCAGCCGACGAATGGGCCGACGCTTGGCAGATTACCGGCAACCGAAAGGCATACGCAGAGGAAGCGCAAAAGCAAGTCGAGATCGACAAGCAGAGGCTTTCGCAGGCTAAGGAAATGCGCGATGAACTGCGGCGGGAGCTGTCAGACCGGAAAGCGATAAACGACCAGATACGCGCCGACAACCAGGCAGCAATCGAAGCCGAGAAGAACGCCGCTGCGGAAAGAATCGCAGCCGAAAAGGCAGCCGACGACGCACGAATATCCGCAGCGAATAAGGCATTCGACGATGCGAGAAAACTCGAGGACATCAAGCAGCGCGAAATTGATCGGCTCGAAGAACAACGCATTCTGCTTGAGCAAGGAGCGGAAGCGGCCAAGGCGTTCTCGCTTGAGCAGCAGGGGCTCGACAAAGCAACCGCTGAAAGGCTGGCTCGCGAGGGCGCGGTGCTCGAAGAACGACGCAAGCAAGCGGAAGAAGAGAAAGCAGGAGGCACCGGCACGCAGCAGGTCGGCACGCAAGCGGTCCAATCGCGACTACTCACTCGAGGCCCAGCCGAGCGTGGCATCGACAAGATCGCCAAGAGCGCCGAGAAGCACACGTCACTGCTCAGCGAAATCAAAGAGGCTCTTGGGAAGCAGCTCAAATCACAACCCGAATTTGAATTGATAAAGTAATGGCGGCTGGTCCAGCTATTGAAATGTGGTCAAAACAATCAGGCACCGCAGAAAGCCCAGACGGTCGCCAACGCATCTTGACGATGCAGAAGGCGTTTACCGTTACGCTTGCCGCTAGCGATCCGCTGGAGGTCTGCTATTCCGCTGCCGGTCTACCGCTGGTAAACGACCTGTACCCTGGGACGTTATTCGTCATTTGCCGCTCGCTTACGCCGCAACGAGTGTCGCCAATTATGGCCGTCGTCACGGCCAGCTACTCTGGCGAAATCGGACCTGGCGAAGGCATCGAGTCGTCGCCAATTGACAACGAGGTAAATATCTCCTGGCGCAACGCAACGACCGACGAAGCCATCGACGAGGACTGGAACGGCAAGCCAATCGTGACGAAAAACGGGGAGCCAATCGAGGGCATAACCGAGCGAATCAGCGATCAAGTTGC